ATAGAATGTTTTACCGGTTCCTACCGGCCCATGGAGCAGCAGTCCGATGTTCTTTTGCCGCATCTCGTAGAAGTTATCGGCATAGCGCCGCACAGCATCGGAAAGCACCGGATTCTTGCGGTCATCATTTGTGAAGGTACATTCGGCATCCGCCTCCTCCATGAGGCTGAGACTGCGTTCCTTGGCGATTCTCTTTGCCCGACTTTGGGCCTTCTCCGCCTTTTCTGCCTCAATCATGCACTGGCACATCACCGGAACTGTCCGCATCTCGCCGAGCAGTTCTATCTTTTTCTGGCGGCGTGTGTGGCACTTGCCGCAGTATACAAGCCCATCCTCTCCCACATAGTCACCTGACTTCATGGGAGGAGCCGCCGCCACAATTTGGTCAATGACGGTCTCAAAAAGCCCCATCCGGTTCTCCTCCTGTTCTCATTCATGCCCACCAGGGCGCTCACGCGCTCCTGTCGGGCTTTTATCTCTTTCAAGCATGTAGATTTGTATATTTAACCCGTTCTCGGGCCTCCAGCGACCCAACAGGCTAGTCAGGTATAAAGTCCAGGTCATCGTTTCGCGTTGGGCTGCCTGGATGGTGGTCATCATAGTTCCCGTCAAGCACCTTCGCCATATTGGCATCCTTGATGAGCCAGTCAAACGATGCTGTCCAATTCCGGCTATTCCGACCCTTCAAAAAACTGCTGGCCTCGGCCTTGGTGAAGAGCTGCTGGAAGTCCTCTATGGTATAGCCGCTGGCAAAGCGGGCCTTGATTGCCTTGCGGCGGGCCTCAGACAGCGCCGTGCAGCGGGAAAAGGACGGGCACAGGGAGTTATAAATCTTTTTGATACGCTCATACGGCACAGGTGGGGGGGCAGGCGGCTCGTCCGCCGTGCTTCCTTCTGTCTCTTCTCTTCCCTCTAGATCTAGATCTTCTCTTTCTCTTCTCTCTATCTCTGTGTTACCTTTTGTTACATTGCCGTTACAAGGTAACTTGTTGGCGTTACATTGTAACGCATTGGGAAGCTGCTTTCTCGCCGCTCGATGTCTCCGAACCCTTTCTGCTACAGCGGTTTCACTCCCGATCAGCTCTTGCATGGCGGCCATATAGAGTGTGTCATTTTCCCACCGCTCAACGACGCCGATTCGCTCAAGAGCATTGATAGTAGCAGACACTAGAACGGGGTTCTCATCGAGTGCTAAAGCAAGTTCATCTTCACATGTCGGCAAAATGCCGTCGTATCGTATGAAGCCCTCAGTTTTCAGGCTTTTGAGCTGCATCTTGAGATAGATAATGATGAGGGACGGCCCCTCTGGCAGTCTGCGAAGGTACTTCGTCACTTTGTCATCGAAAAAATCCTCTTTTAATTTCAACCAGTAATATTTCTTGGTATTTTCCGACATTAGATTGCCTCACTTCCGGGGGGCCGGAAAGCCCAGCCCCCCATATGGCCGTTACTCCTACGATTCATCGGACGGCTCACCGCCCTCTCCGTCAAAGAAGCCGTCGAACTCGCCGGAAGTGGTGTTCTCATCGTCCCCATCATCCGCAGGTTCTCCGGGCGGGTTGACATCCTCGACAACGCCGATCCGGTCGGCGAAAAACGCCTCTTTATAGGCAGAGTTCAGCTTCTTGGCAAGGCCCTTAATTTTGTTCATCAGGGCATCGGTGAGCACAAGGCGGCTGCTTGTCTGGATTTTCAGGCCGTCCAGCTCAAAGATGAGCCAGAGCTTTGCGTCCCGGCTTGACACGCTGCCGTCGGTGCTCTCAAAGAGCGTCACTTGCGCCTCCGGGCTGGCATCCTGGGAGATGGTCAGCACAACGGGGTAAGAGCTGGTGCGGAAAGTATGGACAAGGTGGTTTTCGGACAACAGCTCGTCCAGTTTGTTTTCAATCAACGAAACATTCGCGTATGCGTTCATTTGTAACCTACAAAATTGATTTAGAATGGCAGTTCGCCATCGTCGGGGTCATCCGGCATATCCCGGAACTCGCCACTGACAGGCGGCGTGGTGTGTCCGCCTCCGTGGCCGCTGGCCGCCGCCCCGCTGTCCTTCGGCTTGGAGTCGGCAAAATACATGTGCTCGGCCACCACCTCGGCGGCCTTACGATTGTTGCCGTCCTTGTCCGTCCAGTCACGTATCTGGAGGCGGCCTTCCACTACGGCCATGCGGCCCTTGTAGAAATATTTCTCTGCGAGCTCCGCCGTGCTCCTCCATGCCACAATGTCGATGAAGTCGGTAGCTTTCTCGCCGGTGGCCTGGTCTTTGAAGTCTCGCTCCACGGCCAGAGAGAAGTTCGCCACGGCGGTTCCGCTCTGTGTACGCCGGAGCTCCGGGTCGCGGGTCAGTCGGCCCATGAGGATGATTCTATTGAGCATCCTCAGCCCTCAATTCCGAAGAACGCGGCCTCGGGGTCTGATTCCTGCCCGCCCGGCTGGTGCTCGATCACCTCGCCGGTGCTTTCGTCCACATGGACAGGCTGCTCATCGGACACCGGTGTCACGTCAAGGATGCTGTCAGGGACTCCCATTTCCTCCGGGGCATACATGCTGCCCAAGTCCTCGGGGAACGCCTCTCTGAGTGCCTGGGTCAGGGCTACCTTGCGGATCATCGTGCCGGGCTTGGCCTTCCAGTTGGAGGTCGGCTTGCCGTCCTTCATCTGGACATATTCGTCAAACTGGACGGTGATCTCGACCGGGTGCCGGTAGCCCTTGACATAGACACGGGCCCAGCCTCCAACCAGGGACTCATTTTCCAGGTGGATTGTGCCGACGCGGCTCTCCAGGCTGCCGTCCTCATTGAGCACCACGACACCCGCCTGTTGCCCCTCATAGTTGGGGTTTCGCATGGCCCGTTTGGTGATGGCGTCCTTGCCGACCACCATCGTCGCCGGGCTGCTGCCGTACTTGATGAGGTACGCTTCCCGCAGGAATGGGTTCAGGCGGTTGAACTTGCAGAGGTTCAGGAACATGACCACTTCCTGGTCGGATACGTTGCCGTTACCGTTCACCAGATAGTTGCGGATGATGGCCGGGGACAACTTGACCGTCTGCCCGTTGACCTCGAACTCAACCACCTTGTCGTTAGCCTTTTTGCTGATAAGAGAATTAGAGACTCCCATGCTATTTATCCTCACTTTCGATTTTTATTGCTTGGCGGATGAAGCCGCGGTTGATAGCCTGATATGCCATCAATATCTGCCAGCTCATGAACCAGCCTCGTGGGGTTATTTTTCCGCCCCAATAAACGAACTCCTGTTCAGAGAGCTCGTTGAGGCTCGTGATTTTCGGCCCTGGCCGGTATCTCCGCTTGCTCATACGCGTTCAGGCCGGATGCCGTTGGCCTTCATGAAGTCACCCAGGCGCTGGAGCTGGGAAGTCGTCACCCGGACGCGGAAGGTGATGACGTGCATCTTCTCCATGTCTTTGTCGCCGCGCTGGAGCGCCGTGGCAGTGTTTTCAGAGGACGCGCCCACGTACCCTCTAGCGCCCTGCTGGGCCGTCTGCGGGGCGCTATCGGCCTCACGGGCCGCCTTGAGCCGCGCCAGCTCCTCACGCTGTTGGATAATACGGTCTTTCTCGGTCAAGGCCGCCGCAAGGTCGAAGTCTTTCAAGAACACACCCTTGACCTGCTGCGCGATGTCAGCTTCAAGCCCAAGGGTGTCGATGGATGCCAGGCCGGCCATGATCTTGTCAATCGTCCGCCCCATCTCTTCGGTGATGGTGGTCATGGAGGTCGTGACGTTCAGCCACTTGGGATTATGCAGACGCTCATACGGCACCAGCGCCGCCAGGTTGCCGATGAGTACCCCATACAGCTCCTTGACCTGCGCCAGCTTCTCCTCCTTGCGGGCGTTGTCGTATGCTTTCACCTGGGCATCAATCTCGGCGGACTGCGCCTTGACCATGCCCTCCAGTTCCTTGGCCTGCGCATCGAACTCCTCATAGGGGTGCAGGTACGTCGCCTTCATCTCCCGGCGCTTCGCCGCGATGGCGTCAGCCAGCTTGTTCAGGTTGGCCCGATCCTTCTTGCCCTGTGTGATGGTGTCCTCGGTGTAAACACGGCCCTTGTAGGCGGCCAGGCCGTCCTCCAGCCATGCCTTGACCTCGGGGTAATTCCACTTGACCGCCGGAAGCGGCTGGCCGTTGGTAGGGGAATAGATTTCAATTTCCATAATGCAGGTCTCCTTTCGCGTGGTTTGTGGTTATCGGTATCACTTGAAAAAGTCGTCGAACAGACCGCCGCCGGGCGTAGCTGCTTCTGTGATGTGCCGTAGCTCGCCGTGGAACTTTGCCACCTCTGCCTCGGGCACGTCCACCCGGCAAACGCGGGCCTCGGAATCGCCCCATTTGGTGGGCACCGTTACAACATCGCCCACACTCAGGGGCACGTCGGCGCGGTAGGTGTAGGCCGCCCCGCTGTATCCGCTGCCGTAGCGGTTGCGGAACTGGACTTGTACAAGGTTGGTCATATCGTCCCTCCTCAAATGTTGGGCAGAATGAGCGGCGGCATCTGGTCCCGCTGCACATAGCCCCAGAACTTTGTTTCTTGCTCCAGCAGGTAGGCCAGGTCGCCCTCGACCTCGGCCCGCTCGATGAAGTAGCTCTGCCGGGTGGTCTTAACCTCTCCGTCCCAAACACGCTTGAGCTGTGCATGGAGCACCGCGAAGTCCCAGCCTGTGGCAAGAAGTTGGTGGAGTAGCTGGACATAGTAGTTGTCCGGCACGCCGTCCCGCCACTTCTCGCGGGCGATGCTCCGCAGGATCTCGGAAGTTTTGATTTCCAGGATGCCATGGCGGCCTGTCCCCTTCTCCACCAGCCGACCGTCCAGGGTGGCGAACAGCCAGGGGTATTCCGGGTTGTGAACCATATCAAAGGCCCCGCCATAGCTCACTTCATAGCGGCCAGTGTAGTCCAGGGCGAACAGCTCCCGGATGGGACCTTCGGCGGCATGTCCATAGGCGACATGCTCGTTGCTGGATATGTCCGCCGCTTTCTTGCGTCCGGTCTTGACCTTCCATAGGTCGGTGTTGCTCATGTACGGATTGCAGCCTACAATGGCGCTTGCCTCACTGGCCCCGATGCCGTTCAGGCGTGCCTTGAGCCATTCGGCCTCGGTGGTGATGGTCATTGCCATTTCTCAGCCGCCCCCAGGACGGCCTCAGCATACCACCTGGCCCCGGTGTCATGACCGGCATTATAGGCCGTCAGGGCTGCTTCCAGATCGCCGTTGTGGCACTCCAGTTGATACCCCAGGTAATCCATGCCGGTGGTCAAGTTATCCGCCGGGGATAACCCACTCGGGAAATAGGTAGGGTTAAGCTGGGCCAGCCCATAGCAGCCTGCGGAGCTCACAGCCTCCGGGTCGAAGCCGCTTTCGGTCTCAATCAGGCCAAGGGCAACATGATAAGGGATGCCGTTGGCCTCACTCGCCGTTCTAAGCACGTCCTGGAGCTCATAGCTCAGCGGTACGTCCTCCCGGAAATACCCCTGTTCGATCAGAGCGGCCTCGATTTTCTCAGCCTCCATTGAGTCCTCACCAACAGTCTGCATAGGCTCGACCATTTCCTTGATAAGCGGCTCCGGCTCCTTAACGATGCTCGGCTCCTCCGCTCTGGCCGCGCTGGACGCCAGGCTGAGCACTGCCAACACAACGGCGGTAGCGAATACCAATGCCATAGTGGTCGTTCTCCTCGTCTTGGCCTTCCTGCGGCCCTTGTAACTCGGGTATTCAATAGAGCTCATCTTGATCAGCCGCCCGTTGCGCAGCTCCTCTACCTCGTCAATGGTGTACCCTTTGCGCAGGTCAAGCACTTTCCGTTCCTCTCGCTTCATCTTTGGTATCCTCCTTGGACTTTGGGATGGCCCATATCTTGATATCACACCCATATTTCTCGCTGAGGATGTCAGCAAGTTCAGAGAAAAACTTATTGACAACAGCGGTTTTTTCCTCTCTGGTCAGCTCTGTTCCATTCATGGCGGGCTCCCTTCTGTGATTAAGATCACGTTTCAGTGTTGTCTAATCCTCCATGGTAGCATCCAACATATCCATGGTGATGCCGGATGCTGCAAGCGACTTTCCTTTCTTCTCCAGGTGACGCAAACTGTAAAGGGCCTGCCTACGTTGGCACCGGACATACTGCTCTTTTCGGGCTAGTGCCACATAGGGAGAGTTGCGCAGGCGCTCAATCTCTTGCTCCACCTGCTCGTCAGTCAAATAGTTCATTTCAGCTCAATCTCCTGTTCATTTTTCTTGTGACCTCCCGCGTCCGGTGATAGAATACCGGCGGAAGGAGGTGAGATTTTTTGTGGGTCTACGATAGCCCCATAGGGAAGCTATCTATAGTGCCGTTGAGCAATGGGAAGTATGGTCTGCTCTTCGGCGGCGACATCTGGGAGTCTTGCGATACTCCGCAGGCACAGGCCGATAACGTGTTGCAGCACGTTACTGGATGCCCGGAGTGGGACAGCCTTGCAGGGCTGGTCGATGGTGTCCCAGATGACTTGTCTGGTTGGGAAGTGACCTAACCGCATTCGCTGGGGTCTGTATCTTGCAGACCCTGGCGAATTTTTTTCCTGCCGAGCTCTGCGAGATATACGACCCTTGCGGCGATGTGGAGTGCTTCTCTGTGTGCGTCCGTCACGCCATGAACAGAAATCAGGTTCAGGACTTCGCAACACTTGATAGATACGTCAGATAAAATCTGCTCGGCATCTTCCAGCCGTACTCTTAAAGCCTTGTCCATACATGCTCCTTTCTGTGATTTATTTCACACTCATGTGCGAAGTTAAGCGCCACGGTCGGGTTTACTCAGGCTTGCAAGGAATGTCCCGAACATCGGTAAAATTCGGAACCTTCGGCGCATAGAACCATGTCCACGGCTCGGGTAAAACGGGAATCGCTCCGCAATCTAGGTTTAATTGGCAGTTGACCTGCATTGTCAGGAGCGGCACCCGGTTTACCCCCGCGTCCTGTTCGATTTTATAGCCGATGACGCCGGTCACACGGTGGCCGTCGATGTAAATCTCCGCCTCACCATTGATGGCGTCTTTGATGACTACCTGCGCCAGACCGTAACGATCCAAGGTTTTCTCCATTTGGTTAACTGCCTTCTTTCATTCCACACATATGGGTGAGTCTATTGTCCGTTTTATCGGACTTATTATGTGCTATCATTTGGGCCATCTGGTAAATCTAAAATCTCTTGGATGGCTTTAGTAACTTTTGCCCCCTTGCGCCGCCCAGTCAAGACTTTAGAAATGTACGAATCATCCACATAAAGTCCGGTACGCTCAGATACCTGTGCGGCAAGTTGCTTCTGAGTTTTTACAGGGGGGCCAAGCAGTTTCGTCTTAACCGCCAAACCAAAACTCGTATATTCAGCCATAGTGACAAATCCACTCCTCTCTACGCAAAATTATTGACAAGTACAAATTATTGTATTATTATGATCTTGCTACCAATCAAAATACAATTCACTGTACTGTCTGCCCATAGGATAATACAGTATTTTGTATTTGTCAACTAAATAAATACATGTTTTTGTATTTTGTCTAATTGCACAAATCGGAGGGTATTTTCATGGGCAAGTTATCTGATGTAATTGATGCTCGATTGAAGGAGATTGGAATACCAGGAAGTAAAATGTGCGATGACTTGCACATAAGCAGGAGCACACTCACTGAGTTACGTAAGGGGCGGTCAACAACATTAAAGGCTGAAAAAGCGGCAGCTATTGCGTCTTATCTTGGCTTATCAGTAGAAGAACTTATCGGAAAAGAAAAATTGCCCACCCAAGAGGGTGAGCGCAAAATCAGCGATGCTGATATTAAATTTGCCCTTTGGGGTGATTCACGCGACATAGACGACGAAGACTTGGAGGACGTGCGAAGATACGCCGCTTTTGTTGCAGAAAGGAAAAAGAAGAAGCAATGATTACGCTTTCAGCTCTCTACAGGCTGGCCGAAGAAGAGAATATCGCTGTAGACTGCTATAAGCTAAAAAAGAGAGAAGCTTTGTCTATCATGGATGATGATGGTATTTGCTACATAGCGATCGATCCTTTCAAACTGGAAAATGAAACAGATGAGAAAGTTAAACTAGCACATGAGTTGGGACATTGCATGACAGGAAGTTTTTATAACAAGCATGCTGCCTGTGATATTAGACAGAAGCATGAAAACCGGGCAGATAAATGGTCTATTAAAGAGATCCTTTCAATGGAGGACTTGGATGTAGCCGTTGCGGATGGTTACACCGATATCTGGTCTTTAGCCGAGCATTTTGGAGTTACCGAGGATTTCATGCGAAAGGCCGTTTGCTGGTACACACACGGGAATCTTGCGACGGAGCTATATTTCTAGGGGGGGTTACACATGTTAGACGAAAAAGACCTACAGTCCATCCAGACCATGATTGACGCATCCATCCGGGCATCTGAAAAGCGTATGATTGCCTATTTTGATTCAGATGTTATGCCGAAGTTTGACTTGCTGGCTGAGGGGTTACAAGACGTGCAGGCAAAGCTAACTCCCATGACCAGAATAGAGGCCATAGAGGACGACGTGGCTCTCTTGAAACAGGTGATCCGCTCCATGAGCAAGGAGCTGGCCGAACTAAAAAAAGCGCAATAAAAAAGCCCGCTCTTAGGAGCGGGTAAAAGAGGAGCAAATAAGATGGGACTATTTGGGAACAAAGAAACATGTTCACTCTGCGGCGGGAAAGTGTCCATGCTTGGTAAACTACAGGTGACTGATGGTGTGGTTTGCGGGGCATGCCGGGCGAAATGTAGTCCGCTTGCTACTTCTCTGCCGCTCATGACCGTCAAGCAAATATCAGATCATATACAAGAAAGAGATCGCAACGCAGTAGCATACAAGTCGTTTTCCCCAACTGACCGGGTCGGCAATTATTTGATGATAGACCGCAGGGCTCAAACTTGGTGCTCACCCTGCCTAGACAAAAAGAACCCAGACCTTTTCCCGTTCTCTGATATTCTGGACTTTGAACTGGTGGAGGATGGCGTTTCAATTACGAAAGGCGGCCTTGGATCTGCCATTGTCGGCGGTGCTGTGTTCGGCGGAGTCGGTGCCATCGTCGGCAGCGGAATCGGGAAAAAGCAAAAGGACATGGTCAATAGAATGGCAGTTGTCATAAATATGCGGAATCCGCTCGTTTCTAAGGTTGAAATCCCCCTGATTACCGCTGAAACAAAGCGAGGAGGGCTTACCCATAAATCAAGCAAGCAACTCGGGGAACAGATCGTGGCTCTACTGTCCGTCATTGTAGACAGCCAACGTCACACCTCTGCTCAACATGGGGCCGGAAGCTCCGCAGATGAGCTACTGAAATTCAAGCAATTGCTAGACGCCGGGGCTATTACACAGGACGAATACGACGCCAAGAAAAAGGAAATCCTTGGCCTATAAAATAAAAGTGCCCCAGGGTGCCGGAACACCCTGGGGCTTTGCATAAACAACTATAACCACGCTAATGGAGCATTTATGCTCTCCTATTATAGCGAACTAGGGAGAGATTGTCAATGAAAGCAGAAATAGACCGCATTATCAGAGTTGCGCTATATATCCGCGTATCTACCGAGGAGCAGGCGCTTCATGGATATAGCTTGCAGGCGCAGGAGGACGAACTTCTACACTTCGCTAAGGAAAAGAAATATAAGGTCGTGGGCACATACCGGGATGAGGGTTTTTCGGCCAGGAAGCCAGCCTTGAAGCGGAAAGTCATGCAAGAGCTGTTGGACGATGTGCGGGCCGGGAAGATTGACCGAATCCTCTTCATAAAGCTTGACCGCTGGTTCCGTAATGTGTGGGAGTATCACCAGGTTCAGGCTGTCTTGGACGAAAATAATGTGACTTGGCAGGCCACCATGGAGGACTATAATACCGCAACGGCGGACGGTCGCCTCAAGGTTAACATCATGCTATCTGTAGCAGAGAACGAGGCAGACCGAACATCCGAGCGTATCAAGTTCGTATTCAATAGTAAAGTAAACCGTGGAGAATACCCGTATGGCCGCGTCCCAATCGGCTATAAGGCGGAAATCGTGGACGGCCTGCGAAAATTGGTCAAAGACCCCGAACTTGAGGCCGCAATTACCGCCTTTTGGGAGTATGCGTTGAAATACAACAGCGTCCGCCGGGCCGGATTCTTGGTAAACGCGGAATATGGTACGACACGAGCTGCGAAGGAGTGGCTGCGAACCGGAAAGCTTGAAATATACTGCGGGACATTCGAGGGTATACCGGACTTCTGCCCTGCCTATGTGAGCCGCGAGAACTGGAAAAAGATTCAGGATAGGAAGAACTTGATCAAAAAGGCCCAGGCTTGGAATGTGTACCTTTTCTCGGGGCTCATCACCTGCCCGAGTTGCGGCCACACACTCAAAGCAACATATAAGTCATACCCAAATGACCGGAGCATCAAATACAATGCGTATCGCTGTAATCACGGGCGCGACAATACAGGATGCACATACCGCTCCAGCGTATCAGAGAAGAAAACAGAAAAGTATCTGCTTGAGCATATACGCGAAATGATCGAGGAATACATCTCCGAAACGGAGGTCGGCGCATCATCCAAAAAGAAAAAGCGGATCATCAAGTTTGATGTAGCGAAAGCAAAAGAACAGCTCCGCCGCCTGAACGTTGCATACTTCGCTGGGAACATGCCGGACGATGAATATACAGCAATGGCGGCGAAGCTGAAAGAGGATATCGCAAAGGCATTGGAATCGGAATACGAGGCGGAAAAGGCTCCTGATATTGGGAAACTGAGAGCCTTCCTTGATACGGACTTTGAGGCGATATACAGGACACTCGAAAAGGATGATCAGCGCCGCTTGTGGCGGTCAATAATCAAGGAGATTCGGGTGGAGGACAACCATGTTGTGGGCGTGACATTTAACGTCTAAATTTTTTGCACATATTAGGGACTAATTACCCGTTTTCTGTGGACACCCCCGCGCCGCCGAAAAAGACGATATGCCGGCTCTCGCTGATCCAGTCCTGAAGCTGTTTGAGTTGATGATCCATAAGAGCGCCTCCTTGATGCGGGCCGATGCGGGGATCGGATCCTATGTCCTGCGGTGGCGGCAGCGGGTGTGGGGGCAGGAAGGGCATCCGCCGCAGCCGCACCCCCGCTTGCCCTTCAGACTCTGGTGGAAACGGTAGATCAGGTAGGCCGCCGCCCATACGATCAGCGCCGCCACACCGGTATATACGATATATTTTAACATCCTATCACCCGCAGCACAAGAGAGCCGAGCTGATAGACCAGGAAGGAGCCCAGCCAGGCGGCCCCCAACTGCCAGCCGATGGAGGCCAGTGTCCATTTGGTGGAGTTCATCTCCTTGCGGATGGTGGACACCGCCGCCACGCAGGGCACATAGAGCAGGACGAACACCAGGAAGGAATAGGCGGCCAGGGGGCTTTGGAAGGTGCCGCCCAGGGCGGCGGCAATCGCCGCACCGCTGGCAGTGACAGAAAAGCCGTAGAACATGCTCATGGAGGAGACCACCATCTCCTTGGCCACCAGTCCGGTGAGCAAGGCCACCGCCGCCTGCCAGGTGCCGAAGCCCAAGGGGGCGAACAGGGGAGCCAGGAGGCCGCCCACGAAGCCCAGGATAGAGGACTCCTCGTTGGACACCATGCCGAAGGTCCCGCCCTCAAAGCCGAAAGACTGGAGGAACCAGAGCAGCACACTCATGGCCAGAATCAGGGTGCCCGCCTTCACCAGGAAGCCCTTTACCTTCTCCCACACGTGGAGGGCGATATTTTTGAGGGTGGGCAGGCGGTAGGGGGGCAGCTCCAGCACGAAGGCGGCGGGCTCTCCCTGGAAAACCAGCTTCTTGAGGAGGATGCCCGAGCCGATGGCGAAGA